AATGGTCTGAGGCCGAAAAGATCAAGCGGCTAATACTCGGCATGAACACCGAGAAAAACGAAATCACTGTGGGCCGTGCTACGCTCATTTTCGAGGAATAATGCAACAGACTGAAGAACAGCGCACTATTCGATTTTCAATTAAAAACCAACCCATCCTTCGCGCATTCATGCGTGATGTAGAGCATTTTATTACCCTGATCCAAGGCCCGTTCGGTTCCGCAAAGTCCAGCACCTGCCTCATGAAAATCATCAAATTGGCCAACATGCAGACCCCTGGTCCTGATGGTGTCCGGCGCGTACGGTGGGCGATTGTTCGCAATACCTACCCACAGCTCAAAGACACCACAATCAAGACCGTCCTCGACTGGTTGCCTGAAAAGTTTTTCGGACTCTACAACAAAACAGATCACAACTATTTCATCACAGAGATACCGGGACTGTACATCGAGTTAATGTTTCGCGCCCTCGACCGCCCGGACCATGTGTCAAACCTGTTGTCCATGGAGCTCACAGGGATATGGTTCAACGAGTACCGGGAGATACCGAAGGAGATTTTCGAGGCTGGTCAGGGCCGCGTCGGGCGTTTCCCGGCTCAGAAGGATGGCGGCTGCACCTGGTTCGGTGTCCTGGGCGACACAAACCCACCGGAGGATGGATCGTACTACTACCGGCTGGCCGAAGAAGTCAGGCCGGACAACCTGATGCTCTACAAGCAACCCTCCGGCCTCTCGCCTGAAGCCGAAAACATTGATAATCTCCCCGCGAACTATTATTCCAACCTGGCCAAAGGCAAGTCTACCGAGTGGGTGAACGTCTATATTCACGGGCGATATGGATTTATTCCTGCTGGCGAGCCGGTCACGCCTGAATATAATCCCGAACTACACAGGTCAAAAGAACCGCTCGACGTGCTGGTGAGAGCGCGGGCCTTTCGCGCATACGATGGTGGCCTGAATCCCACCTGTCATGTCGGGCAGATTGCGCCCTCCGGCCAGATACGGATTTACAAAACCTTCCGAGGCGAGAACATCGGCATGGAACAGTTGATCGATACGATGCTGATACCGTACCTGTCCCGCGAGTTTAAGGATAAAAAAGTTGAGGATTGGATGGACGTAGGCGATCCGTCGCTTGCCAACAGGGAACAGTCGAACGCGGATTCATCGGCGGCAAAGGTCATCGAAAAAAAACTGCGTCGTTTCGGCTGTACGGGTCTCATTGAGGGTGTAGATCTGGGGGGGCGCCGTATCATTGGAAGAAGTGAAGGACTCAATAAGATGATCGGCGGCAGGCCGTGGGTTATCCTCGACCCGAGTAACATTATTCTACACAAGGCGTTGAATGGTGGCTGGCATTACCCCGACACGGCAACAGGCAAGGCGCTCAAAGATAAGCCACTCAAGGATATTCATTCTCATCCGGGTGACGCGTTCTCGTATCTGATGGCCGAACTCCTGGGTTACCACGAGGCAACGCAAGAGCAATCAACAGAGGATTTCGTTTTTTTGGCAACCGCAATGAGCGGAAAGATGGGGTATTAAATGGCCGGAAATGTAGATAAAGCAATACTCGACTCTACCGAACAGGTGCAGACCTCCCGCGAGATCATGGACGGGCAAGCGGCGCGGGCACAGGACACCGAGACCAGCAAGGATGTCTCACAAGTTGTTGCTGATAATCTCGTAGAGCGATGGGAAGAGGAATACGTGCCGTTCCGCAACAGCGTAACCGAAACGTGGATGGAGATTTACTACAACTACATAGGGGTTTACAAGGACGGCGTTCTCCCAAAAGACGAAGAGTGGAGAACGAAAATTTTCATGAAGGCGACGAAGATCAAAGTGCTTGCCGCATGGTCACAGATGATTCAAAACCTGATGAACACCACGCAGTTAGTTAATTGTGAGGCACTGGATGGCAACCATGCGGCGGCGGCGGGTATGCAGGGGGAAATAAACAGCCAATTAGAGATTGCGAATATTAAAGAGAAGCTGAAAATATGCGGTCTCGATGACATTTTGTACGGCAACTGCTACCTGCAAGCGCCGGTGAAGGAGTCTGAAAATACGGTCACATGGACGGCAGATAAAATGTCACAGGTTTTGTCAACGGTGCTGAGAAAACCCGATCTCGTCAAGTGGAAAGCGGAAGTTACTCCGCGAGACGTACTGCAAATATACAATCGCAATGTTTTCGAAATGTACCCGCACCCATACACACAAGGCGGGCCGCAATCAGGTGAGGGGGTGTATCACGCGGCGATTATATCCAAGCATGACCTGCGCGACCTGAGAGACAAACAAGGATTTGACAAAACAAAAATCGACAAACTCCTGTCTGCCGGAGAGGACAGTATTGAGGATGACGCACAGCAGCGGAAACATACGGCGCGTGGATACACAGACTCGACACAGCAGCGGAAGGGATATCAACTCCTGTTTTTCTCCGGTCAACATGACTCGGAACCCCTCCGGTCCCTCGGGGTAAACGGATTCGACAAGCTGTACGGCTATCACGAGGCGATGTCCTGGGTGATCGCGCACTCATCAGGAAACGTCCTGATTAAGACCGCGAAGTCTCCCCTCATCACGATCAAGCGGCCCTTTTTCTCATCACAGTATGAGCGCGTACCGTATGAGAGTTTTGGGGTTGGGATTGGCGAGAACATGATGGACCCGCAGGAATTAATCAATGGTGCGTTGCGTCTGTTCATCGACGCGAAGAAGCTGGCGCTGCCTCAACTCGGCATAAACAAATCACGTCTTGCTCCTGGTCAAAAACTCCGGTTCGGACTGGCAAAGGTTTGGCAGGTGACAACGGGAAATCCTAAGGATTTTATTTACCCGTTCTCCCTCACGGACGTTTCGGATGGTCTGCTGAATCTCATTGAGATAGCGGACAAGATAGCCGACGAAATGTCGGGTTTTCCGAAGTGGACGACCAGAGGGAACCAGGAGCATTACACTAAAACCGCCTCAGGGCTTGGCATGCTGATGAACGCGCAAAGTCAATTACTGCGAGGAGCGATTGAGAATTTTGATGATGATCTGCTCGAACCCATCGGCAAGGCATTTTATGAGTACAACATGCTGTACCATCCGAATAGCAACATCAAGGGCAACATGCGAATATCCGCGAACGGTCTGTCTGCCCTGATGGAAAAAGACAAGATGAACACGAATTTGATGCAGATGCTCTCATACATCATCAACCCTGTGGTAGTTCAGAACCCGAACGCAGTCAAACTCCTACGCATGGTGGGTGGAAATATGGGGATAAGGAATGTCGATAGCATTTTGCCGTCTGATGATCAACTAAAACAGTTTGCGGATATGAAGAAGGCCGAAGCGCTTCGACAGATGCAGGGCGTATCGCAACCGAACGCTCCGGCGCAACCAGCTCAAGGGGTGGCTTAATGAAACAGCAGATTGAAGAAGTTGGAAGTGGACACTATGCAACGCCGGAAAGAAAGACCGATCCTCTGGATATTTGGATTGATGAACACTATGACCCCGAGGCCGTGGATTTATTCAAGGCGCTCATGGTGGGAGGCAATCAGCATAGCGGACATGCGGCATTTATTGAAACCGTCAAGCGGGACATTGAACTGTTCTCCGCTGTTCGCGATGAAACCTATAACCACGATCAGTTCATGGAAATGCGTTCGCTGGTCAAGTATTTATCTGCGCTCACGTCCCGCGCTGAACGGGTAGTGGTTGCGGCAAAGATGGACGTTCGGGAAGAAACGCCTGAGATCACTCATCCAAAAGTTGGGCCTCGGGTTTATTAGATTCATCGGGACCGTCGCGCATAGCGACCCCAAAGGGAGAAAGCATAATGGCAGAAGAAAAGGCAGTTGAAACGGAAGTCCCGGTAAAGACCGCAGCGGAAGAGGCACAAGAAGCATTCACTGAGGAATTGACCCGCGAGGACAATCCGGAAGAAAAGAAGGTTGAGGGAAAGGCCGACGATCAGGAACCGCTTGAAAAAGCTCCTGAAGAAAAGCCCGAACCGAAGCCTGAAGAGAAGTTGCCCGAAGCCCCGGCATATACCGATGAGGACAAGGCGCTCCTGACCGCCTATGACTTCACGGAAGCGGACGCAAACCCGAAGCTCGTTGCCGCACTTAAAAAGGCAGAGCGCGACAAGCATCGGGAGAGAAACCGTGCGGAGTTTTTCGGGAAGTCCAATAAGGAGATGTCGAACAAACTCAAAGCGTTTGCGAGGTCTGAAGCAACAAGTATCGACGCGGTAAAAGAGCGCATTAAGGCGCGTCTGGCAAAGATACCAAAAGACAAGCTTTCTGAACATACACGAAACCTGTTGGACGATCCGGCGTATCTTGAGGCTCAGGCGGCGATTGAAGTAGCTCGCATGACCGAGGAAGCGCCGGATGTTGACGCGGCTCCTGCTCCCGACAAAGTGAACCGGGAAGAGTTGCAGAAGCAGGCAGCAGGGGTATTCTCTGAGGTTGTAAAGGTTCACCCTGACTACGAGGCCATATACCGCGACCCTAAGCTGTATGCGTGGCTCAAGAAGCAGGACCGGGCCGTGCAATCCAAGTATTTCGAGAACTCAAGCTCGGCACACGTTGACCTGATAAACAGGTACAAGGTATACCAGAAAGCGGAAGTTGCAGCCGCAGCATTGGCGGCAGATCAAAACAAAGGGGCTGATGCGTTCGCTGGACACGGTGCAACCGGATCGGCGCGACGCGGCCCCGAAAAAGAGCTATCCCCGGAAGACGAGTTTGCGCGGATCATGGATATGTCCGACGCTGATTTTAAGAAAGAAGACCAGCGCGTTCTCTCCGGGGGGCGAAAATAAAACGGAGGTAACATAAAATGAGTTTAAATGTCAACAGCATAAGCGCACGGGCAAGCGCATTCGTCACAAGGAAATTGCTCGCCGTCGCAGAGTACCGCGACATCTACGGGATGCTCGGGAGCCCGCCTGTCCCGCGCAAGGACAAGCTGCCCCTGCACTCGACCAAAACGGTTCAGTGGAGGCGCTATGAGCACCTCCCCAAAAACACCACGCCTCTTGTTGAAGGCGTGACCCCTGACGGCGTGGCCGTGACCGTAACAGACCTTACCGAGTCGTTGACTCAGTATGGCTCGTATGTGGTCCTATCAGACCTCTCCATCGAAACGACCGAAGATCCTCAGCTTTCCATCTGGGGAGACCGCGGCGGCGACCAGGCTATCCGGTCCCTCACCGAAATCCGGGAAGGAACGCTTCTCGGCGGTACGTCGCTTTACCGGGCGAATGGCACGGCGCGGGACGAGATCAACACGATCATGGACAAGACTGATTGGGCGAAGGTTGAGCGCACGTTGGCGCTGAACAGGGCCCGCCGATTGACCAAGCTCCTGTCCGCGACCCAGGGCTACAACACGACCCCGATCCCAGCTGCATACTTTGCCGTCTGTCACACCTACGTCAAGTTCGACCTCGAACAAACCGTGGGGGAAACAAACGGGTTTGTGCCGATCCAGAAGTACAGCCAGGCGACGGCGGGCATCCCCGGCGAGTTCGGCGCAATCGGGCGCATCCGGTTCACTGAGCACGAGGAAATGACCTACTTCCCCGACGAGGGTGCGGCCAAGGCATCGACCGGCTACAAGACCACGGGAGATGTGAACCTTGACATCTTCGCAACGATGGTGTTTGGCGAAGAAGCCTTCGGCCTCGTACCGTTCGGCGGCTACAACGGCAAGGGCAAATACTTCGACGGGGTAAAGGGCATCGTCAAGGCTCTCGGCTCCGGTGGTACGGATGATCCCCTTGACCAGAGGGCAACGGTGGGCTGGAAGGGCTACGAAGCGACAAAGCGACTGAACGAGAACTGGATGGTTCGCGCCGAGTCGGCGGCAAGCAGCTGAATTTTTGTCTTGTATTTCCGAGTGATATGGCACATGCTCTCCGTAAAGGTGAGCGACTTTCGGAGGGCGTATGCCAGTCATAGGAAAGTACACGGCGTCACTTAACCGTCAACCCGTGCGTCCACCCACGCACGTTTGACACGGGAGCCGGACGCGTTCCGGCTCCCAACTTAAAATCATGGAGGCCACACAATGAAAAAGCTTTTAATGATACTCGTGGTGATGCTTTGCATCGCCGGTATCGCAGTTGCGGGGAATACTGATTTTGCAACCGGATCACTTACATCAGCAGGTACGTCCGTTAATGTTTCAATCGGATGGACTCCTCGCTATGTGATTGTTTCGAAGGTTACAAACACCTTAGCAACCGGCGAATGGCAAACAGGGATGGCGGCTGCAAGTTGCTTGAAGACGCTTGACAGTGATACCGCAGGAAGCATTATAACTCTTCCAACCGTGTCCTGTATCAGCACTTATGCTGGTTCAACGTCTGCGGCTCCCGGTTTCACTCTCGGGGCAGATACGAATCTCAATGTCAACGGTGATACTGTCCGTTGGCGGGCATGGCGGTAATGCCCGGTTGCCGGTAAAAATCAGGGAGGCGAAAGCCTCCCACACTTTAAGGAGAAAACACATGGCTAAGAAAGAGCAGGGTGGTGTGGACGCCCCCAAAGACCTGGGACCGGCAGCGGTAAAAGGAGATCGGTTCGCACCGTACCACACTATCAGGATCATGCGGGCAAAGGACGACCCAAAGTTCATGGATTTCAGCGTTTCGGGAACCATCGGAGAAGGGAAGGGCCAGCGGTTTCTGTTACGGGGAATGATCGAGCGAGGCAGGGATATTCAGAATGTCCCGAATTGCGTGATCAACACTCTGAAGGAGGCCGTAGAAACCACCGTCAGGATGCGGGAAAAGCCCGTTGCAACGACCGGATACGGAGAGGAAGGGCATGAGACGGAAC